GATCCAGTTATTTTCGAAGGCATGATGTATATTGCAATTGCAGGATTGGGTGCGACAGTTGCAGAGAAATTTTCTACTCGAAACACCAATAAGCAACAATATGTTTATGAAACAAGAAGACCAATTTATGGCACACCACTACCAAAAATAGAAGAGAGGGAAATATGAAAAGTATTCTATCAGCATCACTAGTTGCATTGTCAATGGCCTTCACGCCAGCTTTTGCCGACACACAAAAGGCAGAAGTCAAAAAAGTTTGCATCGACAAAGTTACAAAAGATGGCAAACCAGTTCTTGACAAACAAGGCAAACAAGTTCAAGATTGCAAAGAAATGAAGGTGCATAAGAAACTAGAGGGCACCAAGGTACCTGAGAAAGGCGACAAGAAGTAAAATGCCTACTACAGCCGAGCGCCTTGGTGTTGTGGAAACCAAGGTTGAAAACCTAAACGAAAAGTTAGATACCCTCAAGGATAATGTGAAGGATATGCATGACTGCCTTGATCGGACAAGAGATGACTTGACAAGTAAGCTTGATACCATGTATGATGCTTCTTGTTCACAACACAAGGCGCTTGCTGAAGAGATTTCCCAATTAAAGAAAGATAAAGACAAAATGGTATGGTTGGTGGGCGGTGGAATTGCCGTCTTGGGGTGGTTAAGCGGACATACAGATAAAATTGCCGATGTAATTAAAGTATTCGCTTGATCCACATCTTCGGATGTTATATAATGTGTTATTATGTTATCACTTGATATTAAGTATTTGCGCCTTGTTTCCTCTCGTTTGCGTAATTTCAAACAGAAGAAAGAAGGCCTCTTCAACTTTTCCTGTCCTATTTGTGGCGATTCAAAAAAGAATCTAACAAAGGCTCGTGGTTATGCTTTCGCAAAAGGCAATGATTATTTTTATCGTTGCCATAATTGCGGCACAAGCACAAATGTTGGTAATCTTATCAAGCATATTGACCACTCACTTCACAAAGAATATGTCCTCGAGCGATACACCTCGGGCCGAAGCAATAACGCCAATTCGGCCAATGCTGTATTACAAATCACACCACCAAAATTTGGAAAAGTCGAAAGACAAAAAGTATTCGAACACGCAGAATGGTGTGATAAACTGCCACCTGGCCACTTTTGTTTAGAGTATCTTGAGCGCCGGCAGATACCAAAACAGTATTACAAATTGTTGCTATTTACTAACAAATACAGACAATTCGTAAATACTCTATTGCCTGATAATGATAAACAAATAGTTGATGATGCTCGTCTTGTAATACCATTTTTTGATGAAAATGATGAATTAATTGCAGTATCTGGTCGTGCATTAGAAACTAGTGATTATCTACTTCGTTATGTTACTATTCGAACAAATGAATCACAGAAAAAATTAATTTATGGTGTTGATAGAATAAAATTATCGGAAAATATATTGCTGGTTGAGGGTCCAATCGATTCTCTTTTTCTAAATAACTGTCTAGCCTCTGGTGATGCCAATCTGGCATTAACTGCAAAAGATATATCTGGTAATGTTACATTAGTATTTGATAATGAACCACGAAATAAAGAAATCGTGAAAATGATTCAAAGTGCAATTGATTCAAATCATAATGTTGTCATTTGGCCAAATACAGTAACAGGAAAAGATATTAACGAAATGGTTTTAAACGGTAACTCGCCTGGCGAAATTGAAAAAATTATAAGTAAAAACACCTTCAAGGGTATTGAAGCCCAACTGAAGTTTAATATGTGGAAAAAGGTATAATATGAATGTGAAATTGATTAGTTATTCAGAGCCTGCTGATGTTTCTATTGAAATTGGTAGTGCTCAAGATTTGATTGCTTATTGTGCGAGAGTTTCAAATCCTAATAATCAGATTAATACTGAAACAAGCGAGAAACTTATTCATTATCTTGCAAAACATAAACATTGGTCGCCATTTGAAATGGTTAGTATGTGTTTAGAAATAGAAACAACCAGAGATATAGCGAGACAAATATTGAGGCATCGTTCATTTTCATTTCAAGAATTTTCTCAACGATATGCCGATCCAACAAAAGAATTCGGTGATTGTTTTGTGACTCGTGAAGCTCGCTTTCAAGATACCAAGAATCGTCAAAACTCCATTGAGCTCGATCAGAGTGATGAACAGCAACGCTTGCTCTCTATTGAATGGGAGCGTGCTCAAAAGCGTGTGTTGTTTGCCGTTCAGCGTGAATACGAATGGGCTATCAAAAATGGAATTGCAAAAGAACAGGCACGGGCCTTGCTACCTGAAGGCTTGACTGTAACTCGTATGTATATGAACGGAACTTTGCGTTCATGGCTACACTACATTGAACTACGCTCCGATAACGGGACGCAAAAAGAGCATAGAGAAATTGCTGTTAAATGCGCTGAGGTCATCGCAAAAGTGTTCCCAATGGCCAACCAATTCACATCACAATAATAAAAAACGGAGCGACACATGAGTAATATCATTCATGGTATTAAGGTAGATTTTTCTCGGGACAATTTGTTTGATGAATTGGGCATCAAACGACTCAAAGAAAGTTATATGCGAGAAGAAGAAACTTCTCCACAAGAAAGGTTCGCATATGTTTCAAAAGCTTTTGGATCTAACGAAGACCACGCTCAACGCCTTTATGAGTATAGTTCTCGCCATTGGTTATCCTATAGCACTCCTGTGTTATCTTTTGGTCGCTCTAAGCGTGGTCTGCCTATATCTTGTTTTCTTCCCTATTTGGATGATTCTGCGGAGGGGTTGGTTGACTGCCTTTCGGAAGTCAACTGGCTCTCAATGCTAGGTGGAGGCGTGGGAATTGGAATTGGCATCAGAAGTTCTGATGATAAGTCTGTGGGTGTTATGCCCCATCTTCGCACTTATGATGCGTCTTCCTTGGCGTATCGCCAGGGTCGCACTCGCCGTGGCTCTTATGCCGCCTACCTTGATGTTTCTCATCCAGACATTGCAATCTTTTTGGAAATGAGAAAACCCACCGGTGATCCTAATATGCGAGCGCTCAACTTGCATCACGGCATCAATATCACCGATGACTTCATGCACCTTGTTGAAAAGTGTATGATTGATCCTGAAGCGGATGACACATGGGAATTGAAAGACCCACATGATGGCCAGGTGCGTGAAAAGGTTTCTGCAAAAGAATTGTGGCAACGCATACTTGAAATTCGTATGCAGACCGGCGAACCATACCTACATTTCATTGATACAAGCAATCGTGCAATGCCAGATTTTCAAAAGAAACTTGGCCTAAAAATTCGTCAATCAAATCTTTGCTCTGAAATTATTTTACCAACTGACAAAGAAAGAACCGCTGTTTGCTGTTTGTCTTCTGTCAACTTAGAATATTATGATGAGTGGAAAGATGACAAGAATTTTCTATGTGATGTTGCAGAAATGCTCGACAATGTATTGCAACACTTTATTGACAATGCACCAGAGCATATTGCAAGAGCCAAGCACTCTGCTCAGCGTGAGCGTTCTATTGGTATTGGCGCTCTAGGTTTTCATGCATATTTGCAAAAATCAGGAATACCTTTCGAAACACCTATGGCCGTTGGTAGAAACAAACAAATCTTCAAACACATAAAGGAGAAATTGGATGCGGCTAACTTACTACTGGGATTGGAAAGAGGTGAAGCGCCTGATGCTAAGGGCACTGGCCGTAGGTTTAGTCATGTTATGGCTATTGCTCCCAATGCTTCTTCTTCCATTATCATGGGCAATACCAGTCCTTCTGTTGAACCTTATCGTGCCAATGCTTATCGCCAAGACACTCTATCGGGCGCTCACTTAAACAAGAATAAGTATCTAGATAAAATTGTTAAGGATAAATGTGATGAAGACACTAAATTGGACTATAACGAAATCTGGTCAAGTATTATCGCCAATGATGGAAGCGTTCAACATCTTGAGTTTCTGGATGAATGGACAAGAGACATTTTCAAAACTTCAATGGAAATCGACCAGCGTTGGATTATTCAGCACGCCGCTGATCGTCAAGAATATATCGATCAAGCACAATCAATAAATCTATTTTTCAGGCCTGATGTGAATGTCAAGTATCTTCATGCGGCTCATTTTATGGCTTGGAAAATGGGCCTTAAAACACTTTATTATTGTCGTTCTGAAAAGATTGGTAAAGCGGATAAGGTTGCGAAGAAAATCGAAAGACAAGTAATTAAAGAAATCGATTTGAAGTCATTGGCAGAGGGTAATGAATGTTTAGCTTGCGAGGGATAAAATGAAAAGAGTAATAAGATTCACAGCATCATGGTGCCAACCATGTAAAGCATTGGCAAAAACACTAGATGAAATCGAAACCAAATTACCAATTGAAGTTTATGACATTGATGAAAAGTCGGAATATGCTTCAGAGTTTGGCATTCGTAGTGTTCCAACTTTAATCATGCTCGAGGGAAATGATGAGATCAAGAGAATGATGGGATCAAAAACAAAACAAGAACTGGAGAAATGGTTAAATGATTAAAAAAATAACAACAGCGTCACTCACAGAAGATCGGAATAATTTTAAGCCCTTTAATTATCCTTGGGCCTATGATGCATGGTTGAAACACGAACAATCTCATTGGCTTCATACTGAAGTGCCAATGGCAGAAGATGTAAAAGATTGGAAGAGTAAACTTAGTTCTGAAGAGAAAAGATTTCTTACACACATTTTCCGTTTCTTCACACAAGGTGACATTGATGTTGCTGGTGGTTATGTAAAAAATTATTTGCCATATTTCCCACAACCAGAAGTCCGTATGATGTTGTTGGGATTTTCTGCTCGTGAAGCACTACACATTGCTGCATATTCTCATTTGATTGAGACACTTGGTATGCCAGAGGCCACATACTCTGAATTCTTGGCATATGCAGAGATGCGAGAGAAGCACGACTACTTGCTTGAGTTGAGTTCTAAGAATAGCACTAGAGAATCTACTGCCACACATATTGCAGCATTTTCAGCATTCACCGAAGGTATGCAGTTGTTCTCCTCGTTCATCATGTTACTAAATTTCCCACGACATGGTGTGATGAAGGGCATGGGCCAAATCGTAACTTGGTCTATTGTTGATGAGACACAACACGCCGAGGGCATGATCAAATTGTTCCGAACATATATCGAAGAGAATAAAGAAATTTGGAATGATGACCTCAAGTCTAAAATCTACACCATTGCTACAAGAATGGTTGAATTGGAAGATAAGTTTATTGATCTAGCATTTGGTGTATCCAACATGGCCGATTTGACTGCGGCTGATGTGAAACAATATATTCGTTATATTGCTGATAGGCGTCTGATTTCTCTTGGTATGAAAGGCATATTCAAAGTTAAAAAGAATCCATTGCCTTGGGTTGAAGAGATGATTAACGCTCCAACACATACAAACTTCTTTGAAAATCGTGCTACAGACTATGCTAAAGGGGCTCTAACCGGAAAGTGGGACGATGTATGGGGCAAAGCAGCCTAAAAAAGTATAGATCAATTTTTATATCTGACGTTCATTTAGGAACTAAAGATTGTAAAGCGGAGATTTTGAATAATTTCCTGAAGCATAATAGTTGCGAAAAATTATACTTGGTTGGTGACATTATAGATGGATGGAAAGTTCAACAGAACCGCTTAAGGTGGAAACAATCTCACAGTAATGTATTGAGAAGAATTCTTGGTTTTTCAAAACACGGAAGTCAAGTAATTTATGTTGCTGGAAATCACGATGAATTTCTCAGAACATTTATTCCGTATGGAATAGGTTTAGGTAACATTGCAATATGTAATCATATCGAACATATAGGAGTAGACGGAAAGCATTATCTCGTTGTTCATGGTGATATGTTTGATGGAATTACACGATTACACAAATGGCTTTCAATTTTAGGCGATAAAGCATACGATGTTGTTTTGAGTTTAAATACTAAATTTAATTGGGTTAGAAGAAAACTTGGATTTGGTTATTGGTCGTTATCTCAATATTTAAAATATAGGGTCAAAAAAGCAATTGATTTTGTATTTCAATTTGAAAAAAATATATCATTATACTGTAAAAGAAAAGGATATGATGGTGTTATATGTGGACACATCCATCATGCAGAGATAAAAACCATTGATGGCGTGATATATATGAATGATGGTGATTGGGTAGAATCATGTACCGCACTAGTAGAACATCACGACGGCAAATGGGAAATAATAACTTGGACTAAGGAGAGCAATCATTAATGTTATCTAAAAAAATAACTATAGTAATTCCATGTAGAAATGAAGAAAATTATATTCATCATCTATTGGATCATTTGCGAATGCAAAATATTGGTAAAACACGAATTATCATAGCAGATTCATCAACAGACAATACACGAAAAGTTATAGAAAGTAATAAAGGTAGTTTAAATGTAGAAGTGATTGATGGCGGTCCGGTTTCTATAGCAAAAAATAATGGCGCTAAACTTGTAAATACTCCTTATATTTTGTTTATAGATAGTGATGTTAGGTTCTTTTCTAATACAACAATTTATGATTCAGTAAACGAATTGGAATCAAAAAACTTAGACTTAGTTGGATTGTATGTTAAATGTTATGATGATGATGTTAGAGCAAAAATAGGATTTACAGTATTTAATTGTATTAATGCAATTATGCAACATTGGGTGCCATTTGCCGTAGGTGCATTTTTCCTAACAAGAAAAGATAAATTTGAAGAGTTAGGTAAATTTCCTGGAAAATATGAAACAAGCGAAGATTTTTTTCTATCAAAAAAATATGATGTTAAAAAATTCAAACTGATCAATCACTACTTTGGACAAGACAGCAGAAGATTTCAAAAGATGGGTTATTTTGGTATGGCTTGGTATCTTATCAAAAACTTTTGGAATCGCAATAATGAAAAATATTGGTCTGAAATAGACTATTCTAAATACTGGAAATGAAATGATTAATGTTTCAACTCATACTAACTTCTTTGAGAATCGTGCAACTGATTATGCTAAGGGTGCTCTTGCAGGCACTTGGGAGGATGTATGGGCGAAAGCAGCGTAAATGACAGAAATTTTATTTCTACTCATAACCACACATATAACAATAGTATGTGTGACGCTGTTCCTACACAGAGGGCAAGCGCATAGAGGTATAGATTTTCATCCGGTCCTAAGTCACTTCATGCGATTATGGTTATGGATGAACACTGGTATGGTTACAAAAGAATGGGTAGCTGTTCATCGTAAACATCACCGATATTGCGAAAACCCTGGCGACCCGCATAGTCCACATCAATTTGGACTATTGCGGGTTTTATTTTCTGGAGTATTTTTATATGTCGATGCAACAAAAGATAAACTCATGGTTGATACATATGGCGCTGGCACTCCTGATGATTGGATTGAGCGTAAGTTATACACACCTTACAGCCGACTTGGCATTCTTATATTACTTGTGTTAAATGTTTTATTGTTTTCTTGGTGGGGTTTATTAATATGGTTAATACAAATGGCGTGGATCCCATTTTGGGCTGCAGGTGTTATTAATGGTTTAGGCCATTGGTTTGGTTATCGTAATAATGAAACAAATGATAAGTCAAGAAATATAATACCATTTGGTTTTCTTATTGGTGGTGAAGAACTACATAATAATCACCATGATAATCCAGCATCACCAAAATTAAGTCAAAAATGGTGGGAGTTTGATATTGGTTGGTTATGGTTAAATCTATTTCAAAAGGTCGGTCTGGCCGAGATAGTAAAGAGGGATTATGCCAACACTTAGACACACTTGCGAAACTTGCGATTCAGCTTTTACAGTTAATTATGATGAAGAACTTTGTGAAGATGCACCACATTATTGTCCATTTTGCGGAGACTATATAATCGAGGATGATTATGTAGAAGAAGAAGATGAATAATGTGGTTATACAAAGATCAAGAATTTTTAGAAGAACATATTGGTGATTCGTATGGTTATGTTTATTGCATAACCAATACAATAACTGGTAAGCAATATATCGGCAAAAAATTTTTCAGTAAAGCCGGTTATAAAACAGTCAAAGGCAAAAGAAAGAAAATAAGAAAAGCCTCCGACTGGTTAACTTATTGGGGAAGTAATAAAACCCTACTCAAAGAAATTGAAGAAGTTGGTTATCAACATTTCAACAGAGAAATATTGCACCTTTGTTTGAATCGGTCAGATTGCGCTTATTTGGAATTAAGAGAACAAATAGATCGGCGTGTATTAGAATCAGATGGGTATTACAATGACTGGATCATGGTAAAAGTGAGGAAAAGTAATCTGAAATTTCACAATACGAAATAATTGTTGTGCGCTGCAACATAAAAAAGCATATATAGTTATATGGCGCTCAATGAGGCCATGTAACTTAAAGAGGAAGAAATGCTTAAAAAGATTCTTGATTTTTTCTTACCAAACTATCAATCATTGTTGGACAGCTACATCACATCTCGCAATCCAACTTGCGAAGCGGATGTTGAAAGATTCAGAAAAGAATTTGAACGCAGATTCCACACCAACTATTAATCGTCTAAGGAGATAAAAAATGGTAGACACATTCATCGATACAGTCCAAGACTACAAAAAGTCTTTTGTTAACACCTACATCACCGACAAGGGTTCTCGTGATGCCCTCAACAAATTTGTAGATGCTCAAACTGCTTTTGTCAAGCAATCCTACAAAACAGCCGAATTCTTTGGAAAAGAGGTTCAAAACCACCTCCAAAAACTTGGCGTCAAGGGTATCTAACTAAACCACAGAGGTCTTCCAAAGCATACATAGAGGTATGCAGAAAAAAATTGGAAGACCTCGTAAGCCTGAAAGCTTTCTAGAAGCTGAAAAAAGGTGTATGTCGTTTGCACCTGTAAATCGTAATGGTTGGTGGATCAAATTCTCCACAAACAAGAACGATGCTATAAAAGAAACTAGCATTTTGTTGTTGTTTACCTCTATGTTTACTGGTCAAACGATTGTGAAGTTTTTCCAAAATGAAGATGAGGCAGTAGATTTCATCAACTACATAATTGAAAAGAACCCAACAGTAGAATTAACCATTGAATAAGCGGCATATCGAAAGATTGCCGCTTTTTGTTTTTGAGCGTGTTAGGATGGAGATATGCAAGTAGAAGGCAAGTTATCTAGCATTCAAAAACAGGCAATAAGTTATTTTGCCAAAAAACTTTTTACGCCGCAAATGCGTAGAAATATTGGCATAAGAATTATATTCCGAAGAACAATGAAAGATGCCTATGGTTTTGCGGAAATAGATTCGTATAATGTGCGAGGCAATCCAAGAGATTTCATCATTGAAGTGAACGCTACCTTAGACAACGAAGAGAAACTACATACCATTGCACACGAAATGGTTCATGTGAAACAATATGTTTACGGCGAACTAAATGAAGATATGACAGAATGGCGTGGCAAAGAGGTCGATTCGGATGTAATACCTTATGCTGAACAACCATGGGAAATAGAAGCCTGGAAAAAAGGTTATAAATTATACAGAGAATTTAGAAATGGGAATGTTTGATTATGTGAGATATAATGGTGTTGAATATCAAACCAAAGATACACCAGCACAATTACTAGATTATTATGATATACATGAAGATGGTACCTTGTGGCATAATAACTATGATTGTGAATGGGTCGAAGAGGAAGAACATATTTTAAAAGGTTATCTTCGGCAATTTAATGAACGAAAAGAATTTTGCGATAAGTTTATTGGTGAGATAAGGTTTTATCGGAATATAGATAAAAAGTATAAACAATGGGAAGAGTTTTCTGCCTATTTTGTTAATGGTAAAATGCGTGAAATACATCAAATAAGTGGAGATAATAATGACGATAGTGGCAATAACATCAGCACAAATTGAAAAGATGGTAACCGATGCGATACCAAAAACCTTTTCAACACATCCAGTCGGCACATTTTCAACAGTAAATACCCTTGATTCGCAACTTATTCAAGGTGAAATGATTAGTGTTGAATATACTGAGGCCCATTCTGATGTTATACTTTCAAGTATGACAGTCGAAGAATTCAGGTCGGTTGTAAAAAAGAAACTTGTTGAACTACTAATCGAAAAAATTGTAGAAAAGAATTGTATTGAATTTACAAGTAAGACGGATGTTCATAATGGTCTGACACAGTATCGTGCCAGAATGTATGTAACACCAGATACACAAGTCAGAGTAATTCGTAAAATTATAAAAGAAAGCAACTAAATCATGGTTATTGAAGACGATGTAAAACTTGATTTTAAAGATGTTTTGATCCGACCAAAACGATCCACATTAACCTCCCGAAAAGAAGTAGAACTTAAACGAACTTTCAAATTCAAGTATAGCAACTTTGAATGGTCTGGCATCCCAATTATGGCTGCCAATATGGATGGTGTTGGCACATTTAATATGGCAAAAGCACTAGAACAACATGATATGTTTACTTGCTTTGTCAAGAGTTATGATTTAGAATCTTTCATTGAAAACCAAGAGTCGATTCATGGAAATTTGTGTGCAATAAGCACAGGAACTAGTGACAGAGATTGGAGTAAACTACTTCAAATTTTAAATGTTTTTACATCGATACAATTTATTTGCATTGATGTAGCCAATGGTTATAGTGAACACTTCGGTGATTTTGTATCGAAGGTTCGTGACAGATTTCCAGAGAAAACTATTATCGCTGGCAATGTTGTGACTGGCGATATGACACAGGAGTTAATACTGCGTGGAGCTGACATTGTTAAAGTGGGTATTGGTCCTGGCAGCGTTTGCACTACTCGTATACAAACTGGAGTTGGTTATCCCCAACTCTCTGCGATCATCGAATGTGCTGACGCTGCTCACGGCCTCGGCGGCCATATCATTGCTGACGGCGGCTGCGCTTGTCCTGGTGATGTTGCTAAAGCCTTTGGCGCAGGTGCTGACTTTGTAATGTTGGGCGGTTTGTTATCAGGGCATGATGAAGGCGGCGGCCAAATTGTTAGAGAATACATCGATGTCGGTAAATACTTCATTGCTGGCAAAGATAGATTAGGCATTGATGATTATCAACCAGTCATAGAACACCGAGACTATGTGGAATTTTATGGTATGAGCTCAGACACCGCAATGAACAAGCACTACGGCGGTGTCGCAGATTATCGTTCAAGTGAAGGAAGAACTGTTAGAGTTCCGTATCGTGGGCCTGTAGAAAAAACTGTTTTGGATTTGCTTGGTGGTTTGCGTAGCACTTGCACCTATGTTGGAGCACCCACACTAAAACAACTAAGTAAATGCACAACATTTGTCCGTGTCAATCGTCAAATTAATGATGTGTTTTTAAAATAAAGGAAATATTATGGCAACCTGGAAAATTACACCAATTATGAAGAAATCCATTACTGAAAGACAGGAATGGTTTAAGAACGGCGAAACTATTCTACATGAAATTGGTTGGCGTTGGGGAGAATTTACTGTTGAAACTGAAGACGATGATTTGCCTGAGGGTTTCGTAGACAGCCCCGTGATTGATATGTTTAATTTGCCAGAAGGCATGGAACTCAGCGATTGGAGCACCGATGATGGTTGCTGGGAAAATACCGACCTTGATGAAATCGATTCAGACCTATTGCGTGAACAAATTGAAGTGTTTCTGGAAGACAATTCAATCTATGACCTTGAAGAGCAAGGTTGGATTATGTCTGACAGCGAAATGCTCATTGATGGTGGTTTTGATTACGAAAGGGTCGAGTAGTGAAACACGATCCCGCTCTACTTCTCCAGTATGTTCAATTACTCCGTGATCGGGGTGATTTTGAAGAACTTGTTGATTTGATTGAACTTGCACTTGAAGAAATCAAAGAACTTGAGAAGTATCGGGAGTTATACTTCGATTTATGGAAGGACTGAAAATGCCACGAACTAAAAAAACAACTGATGTTGAGGTCAAACCCAAAAAGACCAAAAAATTGGTAGAACAAAAATGGCCCAAGGTAATTGAGGGCAGCCATAGTGTCCGTATTGAACACGAAAATGGTCGTATTGAATATACAGTCGATTGGGCTAAATTAGAAGCTGATGTAAAGAAAGCGCTTCGTGATTATGAAAATAGCAAGGTAATCTAATGTTAGAAAGAACAAAATGCCGAATAAAGAATGTGTAGATAATCACAAAAGAAAAGCCCTAATGATAAAACTGGCAGCAATGTCTTGTTTAATTCTTTTACTGGCTGTATTATCGTGAACACAATACAACAACAATACATTTACGACCGCC